CCGTGCTAGTCTTTTACACACGCTAACAAAGGAGAAACTTTATGCGTATGATTGATGGTATCCCACAGGTATTAACTGGAGAAGCTTTTTATCCTCATGTAAAAGTGCCTGTCCCTAACTTCAGCGGTGATCGCAATGGGTATGAGATTAACCTAGCGGTATCGGATGAAGTCTATGAGAAATTCATTGCTGCTGGCTTTAATGTCGGTATCAAGGCTGCTGGGCGTTCCAAGTACACTGAAGATCCAGTGATTCATTTCTATCAGTGGGAAGTAAACGGTAAGGGTGAGAAGAACCCTGTGCCTAAGCTTGTTGACACTGACAAGAATGAGATTGATGTGCAGATTGGTAACGGCTCAAAGGTTGCAGTGCAGTGGCGTTCAGCCGTGTACGGCCCTAACAAGCAGTACAAACGCGCAATCCTTGAGAACGTCCAGATTTTGGATCTTGTTGAGTATGGTCAGGGTGCTGCTGGCGAAGCTGCACTAGCATTTTAGAGGATCTATTATGAGTGAAGAAACTAAAGGCTGGACTTTTACAGCCGACGATGGTGGAACCTATGCCGTAGAGAAATTTACGGATCAAATGAAGCTTGCATTCAATCTTTTGCTGGAGACAGACAAAGAGTTGAGAGTGGCACAAAAGACTGCGGCTAAACTTGAAATGGCTCTGAGGGGATTCAATTCCTCTATAGCTAGTCAGTTGACTAAAGAGATGCTGGTGGAGGAGAAGAAGCCAGAGCCATTGGAATCTATGGACTAAACTTAGGGGGCTGCAAGGCCCCTTTCTTTTATGGAGACTTTAATGTCTTTTGTAGATACACATAAGCCCTGCTTAGTCTGTGATAGCAGTGACGGAGTGGGCATCAATGAGGACGGTACTGCCAAGTGCTTTTCTTGTGGAACATTTTATACTTACGAAGGGGGAGAAATGATACAAGCCCCGAAACTTGTAAAAGATAATGTCGCAATAACTGAAGGAGACTTTAATGCTTTGCATGACAGAGGAATATCTCTGACAACCGCAAAGAAATATGGTGTTAGGTCAGTAGTAAATTCAAAAAATGAAGTATCCCGACACTTCTACCCATACTATAATGGGTCTGAAGAGGTTGCATACAAGACTAGGTTTGTTAGTGACAAAGGCTTCACAGCCTCTGGCCCTATCTCAGAGTGTGGCTTGTTCGGACAACACACTGTCGGTGATAAGGGCGGTAAGTACATCACTATTACTGAAGGTGAGTGCGATGCTATGGCAGCTTACGAGTTGTTGGGTTCTAAGTGGCCTGTGGTATCTGTTAAGAATGGAGCGCAGGGTGCAGAGAAGGATGTCAAATCTCAGATAGAATTCCTTGAGAAGTTTGACAGCATCGTGATCTGCTTTGATGCCGACAAGCCCGGACAGGAAGCAGCTAAGAAGGTTGCGCGTCTGCTCAAGCCTAACAAGGCTAAGATTATGGTCATGCCTGATGGTCATAAAGATGCCAATGATATGCTGCGTAAAAATCAGCACGGCTCTTATGTTAATTCTTGGTGGAATGCTAAGACTTATACGCCCAGTGGTGTGATGAATGTCAGTGAGAATAAGGACAAGTATCACAACCGTGTAAAGAAGAAAGCTATTCCTTACCCTTGGGAAGGGCTTAACAAGAAGCTTGAGGGCTTACGCACAGGTGAGTTGGTTCTCGTTGCAGGAGGCACAGGCTTAGGCAAGACTGCTGTTACACGCGAACTAGAACACTGGCTTATAAAGCAGACAGGTGACAACATAGGCATCGTCGCCTTGGAGGAAGACTGGACTCGAACAGTGGATGGTATACTGTCTATTGAGGCCAACGCTAAACTACACATTGATCGCATCAGGGAAGAACACTCAAAGGAAGAACTTGACATTCTTTTTGATGATGTCTTTGTTGATAACGATAACAACGACAGGGTATGGATACACGCACACTTTGGCTCCAATGATATTGATGGCATCTTTTCTAAGCTGCGCTATATGATTGTGGGTTGCGAGTGTAAGTGGGTTGTTATAGATCACCTACACATGATGGTGTCTGCAACCTTGGAAGGCGATGAACGCCGATCCATTGACTCCATTATGACTAGGCTACGAAGCCTCGCAGAGGAGACAGGAGCGGGTCTTATACTGGTTTCTCACCTAAGACGTATAGATGGTAACAAGGGCCATGAAAAGGGCGCAGAGACAGATCTGAGCCATCTCAGGGGCAGTCAATCTATCGCACAGCTATCTGACTGTGTTATAACCTTAGAAAGAAACCAGCAAGCTGATGATCCTGTGGTAGCATCCACTACCCGTGTGCGTATCTTGAAGTCTAGATACACAGGGGATGTCGGGATCGCTACCTATCTACAGTATGACAAGGATACTGGAAGACTCAACGAGGTTGATGATACTGACATAACCTTTGAAGAAGAGACAGGGTTAGCCTTTGAATGAAGATACTATTTGACATAGAAACTGATGGCTTAGATGCCACAAAGATATGGTGTCTAGTAGCACAAGAGGTTGATACAGGAGAGGTCTGGGCGTTTGGGCCTGATGATATTGAGCAGGGAGTAGAGCTTCTTAACAAAGCTTCACAACTCTCAGGGCATAACATCATTGGCTTTGACATACCAGTGCTTGAAGATCTCACCTCATTTAAACTAGGCGAACAGAAACTAATAGATACGCTGGTGCTTTCTCGACTCTTTAACCCAGTACGTGAGGGTGGTCACAGCCTAGCAGTGTGGGGGCAGAAGCTAGGACTTGGCAAGATAGACTTCAAGGAGTTTGATTGTTACAGCCCTGAAATGATGACCTACTGTAAGCGTGATGTTGCCTTGAATGTGAAGGTCTACAAAGACTTGCAACGCGAAGGCGTAGGCTTTGATCCTAGATCTATGGCTTTAGAAACTGATGTGGCTAGTATCCTCAAGGATCAAGAGCGCACAGGCTTTTACTTTGATGAGTACGCAGCGACAATGTTACTCGCTCTAATGCGTGAGAACATGGCTGATAAAGAAGCAGAGGTTGCTAAGGTTTTTAAACCTAAGATGGATGAGCGTATCATCTACCGCAGGGAGAAGAAGTCTGGCGGCTTGTCAAAGACAGGTAGCTGGGACACATTGAATGGGCCGGGAGTCAGGCTTAGAGATGAGGAGTATGAGGAGCTATCTAAACCAGCAGCATTCACAACGACTAGGATAACTCAGGTTGACTTCAACATAGGCTCACGTAAGCAGGTAGGAGAGTACTTGATTGAGTTTGGTTGGAAGCCTACGGAGTTTACTGTTAACGGTAGACCTATTGTGAATGAGAAAACTTTGTCGCTTATAAACGACATACCACAGGCAGAGCTTATAAAAGACTACCTGATGTATCAAAAGCGTGAGGCACAGATTAAGTCTTGGATCAACGCTGTGAAAGAAGACGGTAGAGTACATGGCTATGTAATACCTAACGGTACTATCACAGGCCGCATGACCCACCGTGAACCTAACATGGCACAAGTACCTAGCTCTAACTCACCCTACGGTAAAGAGTGCAGAGCAGTATGGACTGTACCCAAGGGTTACAAGCTGGTAGGTATAGACGCTAGTGGTCTTGAGTTACGAATGCTTGCACACTATATGGAAGATGAGGACTATACAAATGAAATCATTAACGGTGATGTCCACACAGCTAATCAAAGACTTGCGGGACTTGAATCAAGAAATCAGGCTAAGACATTCATCTATGCCCTCCTATACGGAGCAGGAGATGAAAAGCTTGGCAGTGTGGCAGGAGGAGGTAGAGACACTGGTGCAGGACTTAGACAATCTTTCTTCGATAATCTACCATCATTCACTGCTCTTAAAAACAAGGTTGCAAGAGCGTCAACAAGAGGCTACCTCAAGGGGTTAGATGGTCGCAAGCTGTTTGTACGTTCAGAACACTCAGCACTTAACACGCTGCTACAGGGTGCAGGTGCTATTGTTATGAAGCAAGCCTTGGTAATGTTTGACAAGGCTTTATCAGACAATAAGCTAGATGCTAAGTTTGTTTGTAATGTACACGATGAATGGCAGGTAGAGGCTTTGGAAGCACACGCAGAGCGGGTAGGTATGCTGGGTGTTGATGCTATCATAGCCGCAGGTAAACACTTATCACTCAACTGTCCACTAGACGGGGAATACAATGTCGGAAACAACTGGTCAGAAACTCACTGATAGAATAAAGTTAGAAAGTATCTGTAATGATGAAGAGAGCATGGGATTTTATGCATCCTTTGAAGACGGTCTAAGTATACAGTACGAACCCGCAGGAAGACTATCGCACTCTACAAAAAGAACTCTTTGGATAAACGCTGATCCTGCTGAAGTTGATATAGCTTTCTTTGATGGTCAGTTTGAGCAGGGGTTTAACACTCCAAATGAAACAGGAGTCTGGTTGTCTTATGGGAGCAGTAACTTACTATACCATGAAGACGTAGTTAACACCGTCGATGTTTATGAGGCTGATACTTACAATGAAGATGATCATTTAGGATGTCCTACTTGGCCTAACTGTAGAGAAGCGGGGTGTGGTGAATGGTGATGTCAGAAACAACTGGTCGGATACACACTGATGGGTAAGCATCGACAAAGAAAAGACTCTAGCAGAACAGGTGATATAGCTGAGTACTATGCAGTAACTTGGCTTTGGGATAATGGCTATGAAGTTTTTAAGAATTGTGGGTGTACGGGTCAAGTAGATCTAGTGGCTATTAAAGATAATGAGATTTTTAAATTCGATGTTAAATCAAGCTATCTTAGAAGCGATAAACAATACAGATATAGAAAGGCCCAATCCTTAACTAGAAATCAAAAAGAAAATGGTATACATCTTTTAGTTTTTAACCCTGACAAACGCAAATGCCATATAGTTTTAACACCTGAAATGTTTGATGGGAGGCAGCTTGAACTCTTCTAAAGATTTAGACAATTTAGTACCTGACATCTATGATAAATTAAATTGTTTATCTGCTGGAAAACAGCTAGAAATACCTATTGAAATGATAGACGAGTTTGGTGAGCGAATGAAGGATGTAATTCTTCACTGGGCACAGCCGCACAAGCAGTCCAAGGGCTTGCGTATGAGCAACATAGGTAAGCCTGCGCGACAGTTGTGGTATGAGTCACGCAGAGACTTAGATGAACCCTCTACTATGCACCCACACATGCACATTAAGTTCCTGTACGGTCATCTGCTTGAAGAGGTGCTGCTTCTTCTAGTAAAGATGGCTGGGCATGAGGTAACAGATGAGCAGAAAGAAGTAGAAGTTGATGGTATCAAGGGACACATGGACTGTAAGATTGATGGTGAAGTTGTTGATGTAAAGACTGCATCCAATTACGCCTTCAGAAAGTTCTCTGAGGGAACGCTTGCCGTAGATGATCCCTTTGGGTACATGGCTCAGTTAGCAGGCTATGAGGCAGCAGAGGGAACGTCTGAGGGTGGTTTCCTAGCCATCAACAAGGAGTCAGGTGAGCTTGCACTACTAAGGCCGGGGGATCTGTCTAAGCCTAACATTAGTACAAGAATAAAAACACTAAAAGACATGCTCACTATTGACAAACCTCCTTCCCGCTGCTATACTGATGTACCTGACGGTAAAAAAGGTAACATGCGTATAGCCACAGGCTGTAATTATTGTGCCTTCAAGAATGATTGTTGGTCAGACGCTAATGATGGTGCGGGTCTTAGAGCTTTTAAATACTCAAATGGTTTAAAGTACTTCACTAAAGTTGTATCTGAACCTAGAGTAGAGGAGTTAACATGAGTCCTAAGATTTGTAAGCGTATTAGTAGACAGACTGACAAAGTTCTAGTCGAGTGGTTAAAGACTTTGATCCCTGAAGAAGACCACAGTAAGTTAGATACCTCTAACATCTATCAGTATCTTCCTCCTTCAGATTATTTCTACACAAATAAAACCCTTCGCCTTAGCTTCTACAGCCCTAAGTGGGTGCGTAAGAACATTAAGAAGCTTGTTAAGCTTGGTCATGCTGTAGAAGATATTAATATGAATCTACTAGAGCGAGTAGCAAAGCATCAGTACTAAAAAGAAAACTGGCTGGCGCAAGCCTAGAGTACCTAGACCTAAGAAATACTTGAAGCCTGATGGTAGTAAGTATGATTCTATATGGGAAGCTGTGCTGCATGAATCAATCTTAAAAGATTGGGATCATCATTCAGACCATGTTTCATATGTTATTGAGCATAAGTACGAGCCTGACTTCGTTAGAAAGATAGGTAGGAAGAAGATTCTTCTTGAATCTAAAGGTAGATTCTGGGACTTCGCAGAGTACAACAAGTATGTATGGGTAAAAAAGATCTTACCTAAGAACACTGAACTGGTATTCTTGTTCGCTAACCCATCAGCCCCCATGCCGGGAGCCAAGCGTCGTAAGGACGGTACTAAAAGATCACACGGTGAGTGGGCTACAGCTAACGGGTTCAGGTGGTTTAGTGAAGATAGTATCCCTGACAGTTGGATTGATAAGGCTGCAAGGGACACTGAAGAGTTTAGAAGACGTAATGATAAGATTAACTTGGAGATGCAATGAAGAGTATTGATGACGCAACACCAGAAGAGTGGAATAAACTTAATAAAAAGAAATCTTGGGTAGATCATGTAATTGAGCAAGAAGACCAACATAATAATCACCCTGTCTTTGGTGAAAACATACCTGATAACAGCACTAAGTTTGACTCAGTTAGCAAGCCAGCACACTACAACAATGGCAGAATGGAGTGCATTGATGCAATAGAAGGCATGCTTAATCACGATGAATCTT